AAGGCCTCTGAACTGCTCGAGAAGCTGAGCGTAGATAGCGAGGCTTCTGAGGAAGAGAAGCCCGTGAAGGTGCGGAAGGTGGTTAAGAAGGTAGCGGTGGAAACCGCATGAGCCCATGAGGGGGGAAAGACGCTAAACAAAACAAAACAAAAATCCCGTCTTTTTGCCTTCGAAAATGGATTTTTGAGTTTCAAGGAGATAGAAACTGCCTGTCTAATAAACACACTTATAANCCCGAGGCACTTATAAGAACATGAGCGAATTACACCGCGCAATCACAGAAGGAAACNCCGAGAAAGTAGAACGCTTGCTCGCCGAAGGAGCTGACGTCAATGAAAGATACATAACTGGAACGACACCACTTATGTTCGCAATCAGCACTACGATGAATCTTGATACGATAAATCTGTTGCTTAATCTTGGCGCAGATGTCAACGCACAGAATAATGATGGGTACACTGCACTTATTCTTGCAGTATCCAATGACAATATGAACAGATTCTACGTAGTGAACAGGTTGCTTGACTGCGGCGCAGATAAGACACTGAAAGATAAGTATGGAAGAACAGCCCTTGATTATGTAGAGAAGTTCAACTATCCTAATGTAATGAAAATGCTTCTTGAGGATGATACTGCTCCAAAAAAAGATGATGATGAATGCGTAGAATGCGGAACCTCACGCGATGTGGGACCGTATTGTAGACGTTGTTATCACATGTACCATGGATATATGTAGTGGGGTGGAAGGCGGAAACGCTTTTTGCCCTAGAAAATGGATTTTTGAGTGGTAAAACAATGGAACTCGACCTGTCTAATAAAACAGAAACTTATACCACTGAGGTCAGTGTAAGCAATATGGATACCCACAACACATTTCAAGAAGAGCATAGAAAGAAGATTATTATATATAACATCAGCAGTCCGGTTCCGTTTGGAACACAGTACTTGCCGACAATTTCCGAGGACAAGACGTTTGAAACATTCGCGAAAAGTCACTCGACGATTGAACAGAATAGCCCTGATACCAATGCCAATAGAGGCTTGAAGAGGAAGTTTAGCGAGATAAGCTAAAGAAAGGCGGAAACGCTTTTTGCCCTAGAAAATGGATTTTTAAAACGCAGAATATTGTATCTAACCTGTCTAACAACTAATCATATTTCTGAGGTAAATATGAGCAAAATAACAAGAGAATATTCATGGGGAGATGAGGACTATGAACAAAACGAAGGAAGATTCATCAGAATGAGCGACAAAGAATGGCGCATGTACTGCGAGGATAAACTTGCAAACATGCAACATGAGAAAGCGAGACGTTCCAAAGCGTTTCGCANACTCGTTGACTGGATGGATAACATAGATTACATACGCAGTGACCGATACACCGAAATGCTAAAAAATAAAAAGAACGAATACGAAGACAACTTTGACAAATGGGTCTGGCTGCTACATCACAAAAACAGACCGGAAGATGCAGAAGAAGCGATGGAAGAACTGGAAACACTCTTGTTGAAAACAATCATCGGATGGAGAGTGAAGAAAGAGCTGTCAAGAATGATGAGAGAGAAGTAAGAAAATGGATTCTATTTCAAACACATCTAATCAAGTATATACCAAAATGAGCCACCTAATCATAGCCACACAAATACTCAACACCAAAGAATTTGACGAAATGACACCAATCGAAGCAAGCAACTACATTACACACTGCCGAGTTTCAGCACTGAACATGCTCAGGGCCTTAGACGAACTTGAGGCCTATGTAAATAATCAGNGTTTCAAAACTCTGGTAGATGTCGCAGTCGAGGAAATCAAGAATCCTCGCCGTTCTGAACGACTCAAACGCAATCACTAATCAATCAACAACGTATACCCCTCCGGGTGAGAAGACTCAAAGAGTTTTTTCACTGCATCGGTGTACTTGTCGCGCAAAGCAGATATATCCTCCTCCGTTGGAGACTCTATTTTTTCCACTTCAATCACATCCCCCACATGAGTCTTGACAGGAGATAGCGGATGATAGTAGAGTTCAATCCAGTTTTGTATAGCAGTCATGCTCGTGATGGGAAGTGCCACTTTGAAAAGCGAGTATGCTATGTCGTTGAATATACTCACAAAAGTGGACTGAACGGGGGGAAACAAGTCGGACTCGCCGTATGTTATAAGTGGAACGAGTGGCCGACCCGTGATGAGTGCGAGTCGGAATATTCCCTTTCTTCGTTTCAGAAATAGCTGCATGTTCTTTTCCTCCTTCGTAATCATCATCTCACGCACACCTCCAGGAATAACCGATACAGTATATCCCTGTTCAAGATTGGACTTCATCACTTCAAAATCTGCAGGAATGACATTACACAATCTTGCTACATCGCGAACAAATGGAAAGGAGTGGTATATGCCGTGCGAAACCAGCTTGCTTTTCAAGTCATGAATGCGGAAGGAACAGTGAAGCGTTGGGGTAACCGACATTAAACTGTGAGGATGCCATAANAGCAAGGATGTCTGCGGAATCTTCTCCTGACCCTCCATCACAAACGTGGAAGAAAGATGAGACTCCACTCGGTCAAAGTAGTGAGCAAACTTTTCGCGAACAGTCCCAATACACCAGTTCCCAAAATCGTCAATCAGCTTCTGCGGAAGAAGGTAGTACACCGCAAGAACAATCAGAGAAACAATCAGATTTATTGTCAGAAGAGCAACCAGAGTCGCAAAAAGAATGCCAGCAGAAACAGGCCAGAGGTAAGCCCACGCAAGGAACGTTTCTATCATCTATTATTCCGCGCTCTATTTTTACCGACGGTATGAACTCGTTCTGGCACTTTGTCATCGGCATGTTCGCTGTCAAGTTTCCACTGCTCGTATCTCTTTTCATCTTCTACCAGATACTGGATAGACATGATGTGAATATCTGTGTGGACATTCTGGAGTTCGTCCTCGGATTTACTATAACGTATTTCCTCTTAAAGATATAACTATGAAGACCGTAAAATATCAAGTGGTCGTGGATGAGGATGTGGACTATCCTCTGGAAAAGTTTCGAGAGCTGGTTCAGATATACCTTGCCGACCCAAACGGTTGGGAAAGCAAGGGATACAAGTTCGTGTACTCCCCAAAAGGAGATGTGGTCGTTCATTTGTCATCGCAGCACACTATGAAAACATCCGGCTGCTTTGATGCGAAACTGTCCTGTGCGGAGATGAACGGGAAACATATGAAGATAAACGAGTTCCGATGGAGGAACGGTGCGCCCAAAACCAAACTGCCCTTGGAAGAGTATCGTCAGTACGTGATTTCACATGAGATGGGACATATTCTGGGGAACGACCACAAAAAATGTCCATATCCAGGGGCTCCAGCACCGATAATGATGCAACAGACCCAGGGCATTGGAAAATGCTCACCTAACACAGATGTGTTTTAGGTTGGGTATAACAAAATGAAAACAGCAACACAAACACATGACTCCTACACCTACTGCTAGGGTAATAAGACCAGCTTCCAGTTGACTAAGCATTTTAATTACTGTAAGCTAATCCTCCCATACCGGACATGATACGAAGAATGTTGTAGTTCACTGCATAGATACGGAAGTTGTATGGGTATGCCTTTGATGGGAAAGTACCAGCACCAGAAGATATGATGCTGTCAAATACCAAGGTAGTAGTATCGATACGAGAGAAGTTACAAGTTCCAGAGGGCTGGTGCTCTTCGGGTTGTAAGGCGAACGAGTAGCAGTTGATAGGATTGTACTGACCGGCAGCGGTTTGTTGGACGTTTGGTGGGAAGAATGTTAGAGTAGCAGTGTTTGAAGCAGATGGTGTAACTGGTTGACTCAATTCGTAGGTTCCGCTTGCTCCACCAGAACCAGTTCCGTAATCCANAATATATGTTCCTTGTGGAATGGTATAGTTGGTTGAACCAACTGTAACAACTCCCGTTACCATCATATTTTCAATAATAACAGCAGCAAGACCATTGGACGGAGTAATCGCTCCAGCAGTGATTGTAAGAGTAGAACCGTTGATGCTNCAGTTGGTAATGGACAAGTATTGTGCACCAGTTGTCGCAACAGTTGAATTACGAGTTGGCCAGAAAGCACCTCCGGAGTGGTGTTGGTATGGTTGGACCTTCCAGAAATAATCTCCATAACGCTCATCAAATCGATCTTGCCCGTTGATTTGAAGTCTGCACTTGTCAACAATGTCATCATAACTGAATGGTTGAGTGTATCCAACTGCATTCGTCAAAGTAGAAGCACAATCGGTCTTACGAGAGTCTTGGAATACCCACACCAACTCCTTAACAGGGTGGTTGAGAGTCAGGTCAATACGAGCATTGGCAGTGGTCAAGGTTTGTTGGAGACCGTATTGGAGCTGCTCAATCAAGTACTCGTGAGAATCTTGGGCAAATCGTCGTCGTTCATCAACATCCAAATAGATGTAGTCAATGTAGAGGGACATGTCCTGAATCTGAGGAAGGGCAGCAGCTGCAGCGGCAACGGAGCTGTAGGTTCCCTTGCTGACCAAATCGGTGGCGGCTCCGAGGTAGATGTTGAAGCGGACCTCGTGGTATTGAAGAGCAATCAATGGAAGAGCAAGACCGGGGTTGCGACAGAACCAGAACTGAAGAGGAATGTACAAAACACCTGGTCGGCCTCCGCAAGAGGTGGAGGTGGTGATGCTGCCTCCAAGATTTCCTCCGAGCATGGCATCAAGTTTGACGGAGTTGTCGTAAGTAGAGGTCAAGTTCTCCCAGAGGAAGAGCCATTCACCGTAATGAGTATCAATGATTTGACCTCCGACTTCAAGTTCAATCTTTTTCAAAAGACCATATCCGATACGACGTTGGTCATCTCCGGTCCATTGGACGTTTACACCAGAAGTGTCTGGCAAAGTGACCTGGACGTAAGTCTTGAAAATAAGGTCGGCGTTTCGGTTGACGGTGGCGACCAATCGCTGTCCGTAGTGGGGTGCGCCAGTGAAGTTCACACGGAAGGCCTCCATAGCGAAGTTGGTGTGTCTCTTAAACAGCACTTTCCAGAAAGTGATGTGTGGATTTCCAGTGATATAAGCATCTTGTGCGCCATAGGCGACGAGTTGAAGTAATCCTCCTCCCATGTTATATTTATACTTTGCTACGATATATTCTTCGCCACTTTAAACAATGAGAAAAGGAGGCGCCTTTTTAGCACAAGGGTCCGATACCTGTGTGTATGACCCCCCACTGGAATGCAAGGATCCATCGCTAAATCCTACAAATCCGGAAGCATATGTTTCTCGAGTTGTGGATGATGCTAAAGACATACGAAAGCAGGATATGGTAAGAAAAGTGGTAGACGAACTAGAAAAGGAATACCCCGGCCAGATTCGCAAATACTTCAACTTCTACAAATCGGCATGCGACAGGTTTGTCATGAAACCAACAGATGTAAATAGAAACGATGGCAAAGTATGTGAAAAAGATGACCTAGGTGAACCTGGAACAATAGAAATAACTTATGTAAATATTATCACACCAAAACAAGGGAAAGATGTAGTTGCTAACAAAAAACTTACCAAACCAAAAGAGATAACCATCCCAAAGTTATTTGAACTCATGAAAATGTTGATAAAAGTGGATGGTAGATTTATTCATCTTGACCTACACTTCGGAAATATCGCATGGATAGGGGATGAAATAGTTATTCATGATTTCGGAAGAGCATTGTTGCCCAATGAAATGTATCATGAAATGAATACATATGTAACGAACCAACCGAACTTCGATTACATCAAACCATTTCCTCAGTATTACTATGCTGTAAGACAGGCACAACATACCTACGAACGGTCTCCAAAATTTTATAAAAACTATTTTATTCCGCAACTTACGAAAGTGTTTGATATCCTATCCATTATCCGCGGAATGGCAGTATATGAACTCATTCCAATGGTAACTGCAAACAGCTTTGCCAATGATATATCGGACCTGCTTTTTTCAGAGCCTCCAAAAACGGCAATGGAAATTATCGACCATTATGAAGGATTTTTCAGGTATCAACCAAAAATGGCAATGTATAATGATGATGATTATATGGACATGTCTGGAGGCGGAAAGGGCAAACGACCCGCCAACAAACTCTGCAGGTGTATCAAACACGTAAAAAGTACAGGCAAGACAGAGTCCAGTGCAATCGCAATCTGCGTTCGGTCAGTCATTCCAAAAGGCAGAACGCTGCGAAAGTTCACCTGTAAACGGAAGGCCACACTCTCCACTCAAAGAAGACTCACTCGTCGCAGAAAGTAGGGTCCAACTTGAGAAGCGCCTCTTTGCAGGCCAACTGTTCCGCCTTCTTTCGTGTCGTTCCCATTCCGACGCCCAACGTATTTCCGCGGTCATCACATACACACACTCTTATCTCATTCTTTTTCGGGTCATTTGAAAGCATGTTGTAAACAGGCGTACACTTCAGAGTCTTTTGACAGAGCTTCTGAAATGCATCCTTGTAGTTCGTAACGGTATTCACTATCTCTTCAATATCAAGATACGCTTCAAGCACACTGATAACAAAGGTATACACGATATGGAATCGGTTGCCGCAATCGCTCCACAGCGCACCGATGAATGCCTCAAAGATATCACCTAACTTGTTGATGTTGGTACGTCCCTTGATAGTCGCAGAGTCCTCGTTGTGTCGTGAAATGACATAGAACTTGTCCAGGCCTATCGTTATACACAGCTGGCCTATGCGTTCGTTATTCACAAGCTCCTTGCGTGCGTCGGTCAGGAACCCCTGCTTTTTGTGCGGGTATTTCTTGCGAAGGTAGGTCGCTACACAGACGCCCAGCACCGAATCTCCCTCGAACTCCAGACACTCGTAGGATTCGTCTTGAAGTGGCATTACACCAGAAGGACACGGCGCTAACTGCGCAGGACGTCCGTCGGGTGTGGTATAATCTGTGCGGCGAACATACGTGGTATGCACCATGGCTGTTTGGAACAAACGTGGATTGCCCACAGAATAGTGGGGCAGTCCGTGCTTGCGTAGAATGCGATGAATGTCGTGTGGCGTAAACCAACGATTACGCGGATTGTAGGGAGAGTAAAGGTCCATACTCTATACTCGGTTGTCTCTTTTTAATACGTTTTCAATAGTATTGTGGAAAGAATTTACGAAGTCCGTAGTAGACAAGACCGAACACAACGGCATGGGTCAACAACACGGTCAACGCAGAACCTCCTGGTGGGAGGGCGAGCAAGAATCCGGGGGAGAGGAGAATAAAGAGGATGAGGGGTACAATCACGTTAAGGTCCATTTTATTTCTCCGCAAGTAAAAAATGGCAGACAAACCCTTGGGTCTCAAGATTAAGTATTCGCTTTATTCCGCATTTGCGTTTTTCCTTGTTGCAAATCCTATCACCTTTCGATTGGTAAATGGTATCCTCGGCGGAGTGGCTGTCAACGGATGTCCTACGACCTTCGGATTTTTCCTCCATACCATCGTGTTCTTCTTGGTCGTGTTGGGATTGATGTCCCTTCCGCGGGACCAGGCATAATTCATTTAAAAAATATCTGCGTGAAAGGACATATTAATGGTGAAACTTTTGCATACGGCAGCTCTACGAACGTTGGTCAAACCGATTCCAGTAAAACTGTTGTATGTTCCGCCATCCCCGAAAATAAAAAAACTACAAACCGAAATAGAAAAACTAAAGCAGGAAGTTATTCGCCTCAGTCTTCGTGTTCAAAGTCAGCAGGATGACGGGAGATAAGTTCGAATCCGTAATCATCCGCCACCAACTTCGGTTCGTGTCGTTTTAGGATTTCCGCCATGACATCTGGTCCGTGCTCGGGCAAGATTTCATTAAGATACGCCTCCAAATCTTTCTTGGAAAGCGACCATCCCTTCTTCCATTCGTTGGGCTTTTTCACTTTAAAGACCATCTTGGATTCTTTCAACTCAATCTTTGCTGGAAGGTCCCTTTTCTCATTGTAAACCGCTGCAATATCGTTCTCTATTGACCGTCTTTCATCACGAAGTTCATTCAGCTCTTTGTTCATTTCCATAATCGTTTTGCTCACATTCAAGTATTTTACCATAACTGGTTTTAAGTTCTCCATTTTGTAATGTCAGTTCCCCTTCTCTTTTAGTATCCGTTTTTAACAATGGCGTGGCTAGACAAAGACGAAATAGAGCGTTTTCGCAAGGTATACAACTCCGAACACCCTCGAGAGTATCCGATTGCGAAAAGCAGTCCCGAACACGAGTGGAACGAACTGAAGAAACGCCTTCAGGAAAAATGCAAAACCGGAACATCCGAGTGTATCATATCCTCCCTTCTCCGCAAACCCAAGGCCCCTTCGGACTGGGCGGTCAATCGCTACGAATGGCTCTCCTCCGACGACATTGAGGCGATTGAAAAGAACTATATGGAAGTGTTTCCTCACTATTTCTTTGCTGGATGTGTTCCGATAGACTTTGATTTGAAGAACGACCTCAACGACTGTATAGTCAGCACACTCTGTTCCATAAAACTTCCAGAACTTGCAAAGAAGGGATATGACCAGATAGGCATTGTGTTCAACACCGACCCTCATGACGGGCCCGGCCAGCACTGGGTGTCCGTGTTCTGCGACATTCGGCAGGAGTTGGAATATCCACGCATGACCTATTTTGATTCCTATGCCATGACACCCGAACCCGAAATCAAGGTACTCATGCGACGTTGGAAGACACAGTGGGACTCAACAAAAGTGCATCCAAAAGGGATGAAGTTGACATACAACGACACTCGCCACCAGTACAAGGACTCGGAGTGCGGAATGTATTGTCTGTACTTTCATTACGCCTGTTTGATGAACGTTCCAATGAACGAACGCGTGCCGGACGAAGTCGTAAACTCGTTTCGTAATCTACTATTTAAAATGCCTAAATAAACAAATGGAGTCAGTTGTTCCAGTTGTATTTGTAGGAATATTGGGGTATCTTGTATACGACGAGTTCCTGCGTCAAAAAAACCTTGTCATCCACCGCAAACGATTGTGCGACTACTATGCCTCCGGAACCGTGTTTGAGGACATTCCCTCTGCCATTCAACGAGGATGCCGATTGTTGGAGGTCCATCTCTACGCCGACGAACAGGGATATCCCGTCATTGCAAAACAGTCCCTTCAAGCAGGATACGATTATGCGCTTGACAACATCAGCTTCGAACAGTGCTGTAATCAAATAGGTCAGAATGCCTTTCCCAATCCCGACCCCTTCATTCTTTCCATCGTTCCGCATACCGAAAATACGATTACACTGAACAGAGCAGCAGAACATTTAATGACCTGTTCCACTCGCAGACACCTTTTGGACGATAAGGATATTGCTCGAAAGAGTCTTGATGAACTCGGAAATAAACTAATCATTGTGTCAGGAGACCACGTAAGGGGAACAGAGTTGGAGAAACTCGTGAATATGAGCTGGAGCGAGAGCGACCTTCGCAGACTCTCTTACAACCAAGCCGTTCACTCGCGAGACCAGTCGGAGCTGGTGGGATACAATCGGGACCATATTTCTATCGTCGCGCCCGACCCTGCGTTCGGCAAGGCAGGGGTGAATCCCGACACTCCGTTTGCGTATGGATGCCAATGGAACCTTTTTCCAAGTTCTATGGCACCCGGCGGGTTTGTTGAAAAACATGTTGGATTACAATAAATGGCAACTGCATGGATGCAACACGTTAAGAAAACGATGAAAGCCCACAAGGGAGCATCATTATCCGATGTTCTCAAGATGGCAAAGAAGACCTACAAGAAGCAGAAGGGTGGAGACGGCGAAGTAGCTCCATTCAGCGAATCCAGCGATCTCTCTTTCGCAGGACCAAACAACGCAAGTCCATCTGTTCCTATTCGTGATGCTGCCCCTGTTGGTGGTCGTCGCAGAAAGTCTTCAAAGAAGACCAAGAAGGGAAAGAAGTCATCAAAGAAGACTCGTAAGCATTAAAGCAAATTAGCATGTGATACTCGGTAGGTTTTGTGATGGTCTCTGGCCTTCGTTCTTCCTCCGCCACGTTCATTTCTGCACGTTTTACCGTGATATGTCTTTTTGGAGCAACCGCTCTTGTAATACATAACATGACGCGCATATCCTTTGTAGCTCGGCAAACGACCGAGGGCAGAAAGTAGTCCATACATCCATTTCATATACGTCTTTCTACTTGACAAATCCGGTTCGTGTTTGTTGAGATAGGCAGCGAACTTGGCTCTCAACTTTCCAAATGGATATACCTCTGCAAGGGTGTGAAGAAACACGCGCTGAGTACACATTTGTGAGGGCTCTGGCTTGTCCGGAAAGTTGACCGCGAGAGAAAATAGAAAGTCCCTTCCAGGAATGGAGGAACCGAGTCTCATGTTCATGTACTTTTCACGAACCTCTGGAAACGAAGGGTCCTGCCCCGGGTCAACGATAGTCGGGTCGGACTTGGCCTGAGACCGCAGTTTGTGGTTGACCATGTTGTGAATGTCATACAGCCACTTGCCGGGGTCCTCACGCAGAGGGTGGTTTTTCATGAACTCTGCTGTACTTTCGCGGCAGTACTTGCAGGGGAGAATGTTTTTGATTCCTATTAAAAACTCATCGGGATTGGGAGAGGTGAATGCTATTAGGTGAAAAAGTTGCCACGCACTGGGGCCCCAGAAGCGAGTATCGATGCCCATTTCCTTATTATATTAATACGCAAACAAAAAGAGAGCGTGAAAGAAAAATACTCTGGGTAGGAATATAAAAATGCTTGATACGAAAGATATTATCATCCTCACTGCCGCCTTCTACCTCGGAAGTGTCGTGTCCGACTTTTTCAAGACCCTCTCCGAAGGAGTTATTTCCCCAATCCTTGCTCCTGCTGCAGCCGCCACCGGGGACATCACTGATTTCACTGTCGTCGTCGGAGGTGTCAAGTTAAAGATTGGAGCAGCCGTCTCTGCCCTCGTCCAACTCGTCATCTCTTTCGTGATTGTTGTCTTCACCATCGGAATCCTCCGAACCTACGTCCTCTCCAAGATTGGAGCCAAGCGTGTAGAGTAAAAAAATAAAGCAAACATAACAAATGGTCTGGTACAATCCATCCACCTGGTTTGAAAAGCAGGAAACCACTCTTGTTCCTGAAACTCCTTCTACAACTCCAACAACCTCATATGGCTATGGAGGAAAAAGAAGAAAGACGGCTCGCCGTTCAAAGAAATCTAAGAAGTCGAGAACCGGAAAGAAGTCCAACCGCTCCTAGGGTATTTACCATAGATTGATTCAATCTTCTTGAATAAGTCGTTCGTTGTCGCCTGACCCATAACTCTTCCAACCTCGTTATTTCTCTTCCACTCCTGGAAGGAACTTATGAGAGCTCCCTTTGTAACTCCATCCACCTGCTCAGTATCATCTGTAATAGTCACAATCATTTCACGCACATACTGAGAGATGAGGTCATTCTCCTCCTTGTACTCCTCGCTATACTCCTGCACCTTCTTTGGAATCTCAAGCTTGCGAATACCATTGTTCGTGATATAGAGATGAACCAGATACGATAGAAACGCTTCTGCCCACTCCTTGCTCAACGTCTTTTGCATGATGGTCTCGTCAATCAAGAACTCGTTGGGCTGTGTTGGCTTGGAAACGAACTTGGAAAGGAAGTTGATAACAATCAATCGTCTCCAAGTACCGCCGTCTTTGGCATTAATCTTAGGCTTCTCATTACACGCCAAGTGGAATCTGGCCTGAACATCAAAGTCAATCATTGCCTTCGCACCAGCATACAAGTCTCTTGCCGTAATCTTTTCCGACGAGGTCAACTCTTTCATCAATCCGGTATTCAATGGCACCTGCTCGTCCGGTTCCTGCATGGTCACGAATCGTTTGCCCTTGACTCGTACCATTTCCGGAGACGCAGCACCCGCCTTTCCTCTCTGTTGTGTGAGCAAACTGATTGGCATCTTACAGCAATAGTCTCCCATCACAGTGGTCATCAGATTCATCAACATGGATTTCCCGTTGGAACCCGACCCCGTGAGAATGTGGAACCTCTGTGGATTCTGTCCCGAGAGCATGCTCGCAAGGTGAAGAAGGAAATACTCCCGAACCTCCTTGTCAAGCAGGACTCTTCCAAGAAAGGTCTCAAGTTCGTTCCAGCACTCGTGTTCGTAATAATTTTTGTCAGGATTGTAGTCCACTTTGGTACAGAAACTGATGTAGTCATCTGGTTTGCCATCACGAAATACCAAGTTGAGAGTATCAAAGACACCGTTGTTGAACGCAATCAGGTTCTTGTTCTCATCAACCTTATCCACGAACGTCTCATCCAAGAAGAGCTCACGACATTCTTTCATAACATTTTCCTTGAAACGCGATGTGCGGAGCTTAATCTGCATATTGAGATACTTGCTCTTCTTGCTTATCATCTGACAGTAGTCGCAGGAGTCATCAGAAGGTTTGTGGTCGCACGGACTTACTACTCGCATAGCATTTCCTATCTCCAACTCCTTCTCAAGATAGAGCTTGTGTATTCTGTCCGACAACATACACTGGAGAGATATTCCCTTATCAGTCTCCTGCCAGATGTGCCCGCAGAAACGATACCAAGTGTTGTTTCCATAACGAACACATTTGAAATCGTCGCGAAAGATGGAATGAACCACTCGCGCAACATCATGTTCCGTAGAAGTGTTAATGGACTCGTCCATCAAGCGAGCAGTGTTGGTCTTTTCAATCTCCAAGTACTTGTCAAGATTGTCTGTGCGGGACCACATTCGCAAACTGCCCTCGCCAAGAGTGGGGCCGTCGTTTCGGAAACCGAACGAGTTCCATTTGGACATGGCTTCACGAAAGTTGTAGGATTTGGTGTCCTGAGCACTGAACTCAAGCCAAACGGCTTCGAGGTCGGGGTGAATGTTCTTAAGACAATGACCCACAGCAATCCACTCTGCATAGTCGGTATACCGCACTGATGCAAGATTGAATATGTGGGCGGTATAGTATTTCAACATTGCTTCCGAAAGGGGTTGGAGATACACGCCTCTTTCAGGAGAGGAACCGCGAGAGTTTCCGGCCCGGTTCATCTGACGACCGCGAGTGGGAAGCACCGCACGTCCTCCAGAAACGGCCTGGCCCTCTTCATGCGCTTTCAACAAATCTGCTCCTTCTATTGTTGGTGGTGTCTCTTCGCTTGGACGAGAACGAACGGAGAGCTTTTTCAAAAGTTCTGGTGTTGCAATCATCGGCACATCTTCGTCCACGCTGATTTCATCTGTTTCGGAATCCCAGTCCAGAATATACTTGATTTGATAAGGCGTTCCCTCTTTCTTCTTGGAACCAAGAATGGTCCATGGATTGGTATGAGTAAGAGGAGATGGGTCGTATACCTTCTGCCACTCTTCTGAAAGAGGAAGGCCTTCAAAGAAGTCTTTCATTTGGGAAAGCAAATCTCTGCGAATAGCCTCTTCAATGTAGTGGTTGGTCTTGATAGCAGGAACAATCAAGTGGATTCCGGATTTGGAGAACTTTTTGTTTTCATAATAAGTCGGTTCTGGTTTTTCGGTTACGTATACTTCAATATTTTTGCAAGGAAGAGCGATATACTTTTTGACCTGTGCCAAATAGGCCTTTACAAAACGGATAACTTGCTCTTGAGTGTGTAGGTGTTCTGGAATATTTCCATTATACTTCAAATCTAAATCGACACGAAGCGCACCTATTCGGGTACTCTTCTCAGTCATATTCAACGGTCCATTATTTCTTACATGTTCACAGTACAGTTTGTAAAACTCTGGCATATCATCTTCATCAATGGCCCAGGCGCCACCTGTCATGGAGGTGTGGGTTGCCTTGTCGCCTTCTGCCTTACGTCCTTCACGTTTCTTATCAGAATCAGAAGCCGGGTCTCCGTTAAGAAACTTCATAAGTCTTGAGTTCGACATCCTGTGTTATTAACTCGGACAACTTTCTTCGAAGATATCCGTTTTGAACGCATAAAAACGGACATAAAAACGTCTATCTATTTTACAAGCACAATGAAGTTCTGTAATCAATGCCAAAACTTTCTTTACGCTATCGAAGAACGTGATAAAGTTGCATACTTAAAATGTAGGGCCTGTCCTTACGAAGAAGAAGTAACAAAAGAGAATCCGGTTGTATACGAACATGACCTACAGCAGGATACGTCGGTTCAGTATTCCATCAATCCGTATCTCAAATACGACCCGACCCTTCCGCTGTTTGATAATATGATTTGCAAGAATGAAGAATGTCCTACAAGGGGCAACGTTTCGCAGATTGTAGGCATTAAGCTTGATAAGGTGAATGTTACGTGGCTCTACCAATGCAAAGTATGTGATGCTATGTGGAAACAGAACGCTACGGGCAATTAATTTCGGCCCTGATAAAGGGTGACAACTCTTCCAGTATTTCCGTTTCCAGAAGGTGGGCCACCGAGCTGGTATGTTTTGGAGGAGCTTGTGGCACCGCTGCTTGAGTAAGTCACCGTGGAGAGTGCATCGGGGTGGTTGACCGCTCCGGGAACACGTGGAATAACACGGGCGTTTCCAACAATGGCGGACTTGTTGCTGTTTACAACATACGATGCCTGACTCGCAAGAAGCTGGCTGTTCAGGATGGAGACCGTAGGAACGGGCTGTTGACTGGTATGTCGGTTGCTTGGAATCTGATTGTTCTGATACGCAAGAGATGCCGCTTGGAGTTTCAAGAAGGCAGTATAGTCCGAGGCGTTGAGGTTAGGCATTGTTTTTATCATAGGTTTTTTAATGCTTGCCGTTCGATACTGATTTGGTCGAAATAATCGTGGTAGCAGGAGATGCCTTTACAGCAACATTGGAAGCAGTCGTAACCGAAGCCTTTATAGCAGACGCTATTTTAAGGGATGTCGTGGCGGTTGATTTTGTAGCCTTACCAGTTTTGTCAAGCGTAGCGTTCGCACGAACAAAACTTGTAAAGTCGGAGGGAGATTCTTTGAGGATAGGCATTTGATATACTCTCCTATTTTTTATGTCCAGTTGATCGTGACATTGGAAGAAGTGGCTGTAATCAGAACAGCAGTATCGGTAAAATAGTTTGATCTAAGCGAGTTGCTGATATTACTGCTATAGCTACTTAAGCTTGATGGAATGGGATAGGTATATGTTTTGACACTCGGTTTGACAATAGCGTTCTGTATGGTAGTCCGTGCCATTTGATTAGCAAGGGTCTTTGCATTTATGAGGTTTCTTTCATTTGATCCACTGATGGAATTAAGCTGTGCTTTCGTATAGGGAAAGTTCATTTGTTAAAACGAATGATTTTTTTACATAGCAATCAGTAAGCACAATGCATTCTCCTATATATCGTGCGGAAGTGATCGATAGCGTAAAGCAAGATCGTATTACGGAACCATTCTTTACAAAATACGAATATACAGCTCTCTTATCAGTTAGAACTCAACAACTTTCCGAGGGCGCGAAACCGTTGGTGAGCCTTGAAGGTCTGAAAACATCCGACCCAAGATTCATTGAAACACTTGCGAAAAAGGAGATTGAAGAGCACAAACTTCCATTTATCATTCGCCGTCACTTACCAAATGGAACAGCCGAGTTCTGGAGTGCTCAAGAGTTGGAAATCATTTAATGTCCTGAAAGTCTGGCCAAATCTTCGTCCGAGGGCGGGTACAAGAGCAAGGGTCCTGCTTCCTTGGGAGGGTTCAGCATGCGGGGCTGGTCGTGAGTGACAAGTTTCATGGCCATGGCAATGTCAATGCTGTTGCCGGGATTGAAGCGCGCTCTGTCGTGCTTAATATCGTTCGCAATGAAAGCGAGTTTGGGGTCTTTTGGAGTCATGAGGTATACGAACCCAAAAACCAAGGCGACTGCCAGGGCAATTAAAATCCAGTTCTTTTTCATTATTAATCGGTTAGAAAGGAAAAACGGAAGTTGTGGTAAGTATACAATAAGTAGCAAATGGATTATATACTCCCCTTCGTTGTGTGTACATGTGGCCGCCCTCTTTCTTGTAAATGGCTTACCTATCTTGAAAAAGTGAAGCAGTTCCGCAAGGAGGATGGTCGTTCTGAAAACGATGATCTGCTCTATCTCACCAACTCAACCACGTTAACCGCGGAAGGTCGTGCCATGTCCGCGATTGGTCTCACACAAGAATGTTGTAGAGTAAAGTTCCTCACTCATCCAGGTGCTTAACGAACCTTGGGTGTCGAGACAACAAGGGGTTCTGGAAGATAACTTCCTATCACTAAACATCTGTCACAATACTCGGAATGAGTTCCGTAGACAAGTCCACGACAATATTCTGACAAACATACGAAAATTTTAGGAATAGATATTCGAAGCTTCTTCATNCCTTTTTATTTTTGTATAAGAGTAAATGTCTTCGTATAGTGAATACTTGTCACGAAAAAAACAGAGACTGCCCAACATCGTGGATACCCGTCCTCATCGCGATGCCGGGCACCAAACCGAGATTATCAAACGATTAGCCGCATCCGGTACTCTTGAGGTCACCAACCCAGTAGCCGCCTGTCTTCTTCCATTGAACGCACCCTCCACCGCTTCCAACTCCGCATACTACCAGGGCAAGCTCCACCGAGTCCAGGACGCGAGTGCCTATGTTTCCTACACTTCTGGACAGGCAGTTGCTCAGAGTGCCAAATCAATCAATGCGAAAACATCACAAATTCAGTTGCCTTGTCAAACCTCTGCCACTATTCCTGAACTTGGAGACAAACTCGCTGCCGATGCTCAGTTATCATTGAAACAGGCAGAGAAGAACGCTTATCAACGTGGATACGCAACTGCCAACTGTCCTTCTTGCGGTGGTCTCTACACTCCTACCAAGGTTCAGTTCGCGAGTGGTTGTAAGTGTAAACTAACCGGTGCCCAGATTGCTTCCTTGAAATCCGCAGTATCTCCTTTACACACGATTGAGCCCAACGTTAATGTAGCTTAAACCTATTTGCCAAGTTAATACAATGTTGACGGTGTATACCTACCGTATTCCAAAACCAGCGGACTATTTCGATATGTCCGCCATTCTTCTTAATGATTTGGCAGATACACTCACTGCTGTTCATGCTCATCAAAAGAATGCTAAGATATGGTTTGGGTACCTCGATGGTTGGATGATGACTCCGATGGAAGAGGTGATTCTTCGCAGAGTAATACGAAGCTTTGACTGTATCGTAGTTTCCAAAAATCCACTTGCTTTTTCTCAATCCTGGAAAAACGAAATCGATACCATTTACACAGGTCCTTTAAACCCAAATGGAGAATCCAAAACTGACAACAATGGTAGTGCTTTACAACATGGGAGTTAGACTCAATACTGATAAACTCGTTCAGGAGCTTCCGCTTACAAACGAAGTTATCAAGATAGAAAAACAGGGCGTCCTCAAGAGAGGAACGAGCAAGCGTGATAAAATCAAGCACCGAGCAAAGCCCGATTCTGCACCACGCCGCACCACTGGATTCGGGAACAACTCTATCACACTTGTTATTCTTAGCAAAGGAGATGGAAGCCTTATGGAAAAGGAGATTACTGTAAAAATATTTCAGAACGGCGTCTTTCATATCACAGGCGTTCTGGATGAAAAGTATGATAGAGGCGTCACTCAGTTATTGAAGGAGCACATCACTACCCAGTGTCCCGAAGCCGTTGTTTCCGGAGAGTGGTTGACCAACGAACGCAGAGTGGTGTTGATGAACTACAAGACCAAGTTGACAAATACCGACAACCTTTCACGTGATACGCTCTACTCCTCTCTCTTGAAACAGGGAATAAAGACCGTATACGAACCTGCTGTGTATCCTGCTGTGAAGATATACTTTCCGGATACCAAGTGGATAGCAAAAGTGTTTCGAACAGGACAGATTATTCTTACTGGAATGACGACTCATGAGGAATGCAGTAAACTGATTGAAAAGTTGCAGCCGCTCGTTCAACAGTCTTAACAATCAGTGTATGGAAAGAGTAATGCAAACCGCACGTGAACTTACACCACAAGAAGTGGCAGAGGGACAACGAGGAATCAATGACGAACTCTTGAGCTCCACACAGGTCCAGGCTCTTGTTCGAAACATGGATGTTTCCAAGAAGAGATGGCAAAAACTCAAGAACAATCGCGAGAAATACGAAGAAAAATTGAAAGAAGAGAACTCGGTGATGTATTTCAACTACCCCTCTCTTTTTAACTTGCACATAGAGGACAAGTTGGATTCCACGTTCTTTGAAATGTTGGCACTAAAACGTAAAATCGAAAAAGGTGAGATAACTGCAGAGCAGGCCAGCACGATAATAGGTCAGAAGCTCTTTCAGAAGTTCGTTCCTCCTGTCCTGTCAGGAACATCTGCTCCAAAGTCAATGAGCTATGAAGAGTATTACAAACAGTTTTCTGGAGGTGAAAACAAATGACCGACGCCCACTATTTGAAAGTAAGAGAGTTGACCAATCGTCTTTTTAAGCGTTCTCAGGTGCAGGTTCCTCAAGTGTTTCCTGCCTTTCAGCAGGTGGTGGCACCGGCAGCGACTTCAGAAGCGAGCTATACTTCAGTTCAATTATCTGTCGAGCCCAGTCCTCAAGAGCTTCCACAACCTGATCATGACCATACTGTTCATCCATCTTCTCAAGAACCTCAAGAGTTCCCGGTTGAGCAAGCCACTCAAGACTTGGTTTTGCTGGATGAAAGTCTTCCAGTTGAGTCAGAGGTTCAAGAATCTCAGACAGTTCAACTACCGGAGCAGGTTTCTTCTGAAGTGTCTGAGCCCATTGTTGAAGACGTTCAGCAGCCTCTTGAGGAGAAAGAGGTTTCGGAATCTCAGGAACCGGAGCAGGTTCAAGATGAGAGTGTTCCTCAGACGGAGTCGGAATCACAGGAGTCTCAGGTTCCGTTGGAGGTTGTGGAACCGGAGCAGGTTCCAGTTGAGAGTGTTCCTCAGCAGGAACCGGAAGTGGAGCAGGTTGTTCAGTCAGATGAGCAAGGTGTTCCTGAATCTTCTCCTCAAGAAGAGCCTCAGCCTTCTGAACCTGAACCTCAAGTTGAGAGTGAACAGCATCCTCAGCCAGTTGTGTTAGACGAGTCTCAACCTGTTCCCGAAGCTCTTCCCGAACCTGTTCAAGTTTCTTTAGAATCTCAGGAGCCTCTTTTTGTTGAAACCACGCAAGTAGACGAGAAAGAAATCTGCACGTGCACATGTTTATGTACTAAGTGTAGATCATAATGTAAATGATTCCATTTTAAGCAAAAAACTATTTCTTTTTTGATGTTTGAATCCGAACATGCTTTGAGGAATACTTGTCCCCAGATTTAGTTTTTTTATCCTTCTTACTCTCTTTTCGCGTTTTGGGCTCGTGATAATCCATTTGGGATACTCTCTGCTATTCCTACACTCAAAGAATCCATTTTTATACTTCGCTATGTTCGGGAATCGAAATATTGGATGGCTTGTACCGATTTGCTACAGAAGAAGCACGAATAACATCTCTTAGAGCAGAGGTTGCTATTGGTCTAGGTGCTTTTTCTGGGTCTATGGTTATGACTGGAAGTGTAAATGCAGTTGCTGATGATGGCGCATCGCTTGAAGATGATACGGAAGAACTTGTTGGAGACCTTGGCGAGGAAAGCAGTTTGACCGATTTTGGTGGCTCTATATTCTCATCGGCTGGAGGTGGATAGGCAAGAATAGGGTCCAGACCATTGGTTATTTCCGGCTTTTTACATCCGGAGTATCTTTTTCAAACTTGTCCTTGAACTTTTGAATAATATCATCCGGAACAGCAGGACTGGTTTCGTTCAATCTGTCCAGGTCCTCTCGAATGGTCTTCAAGAAATCCTTTGCGAGCATTCGTTCATTTCTTGGAAGAGCCAGTTCTACCATAATAAATCTATACACCTTGTTGTAGGTAATTGCAGAAATACGATGAGCCTCTGCTCTTTTTGCCCACGCAAAGTAACTTGCAACAGTATTCAGAACACCGACCACCAACGAGAGACCTCCAAACGCCATATTCACGAACTTGCTTGATGCCTCTCCATTTTCCATCCCCTGTGCTCCGATGGATGCTGTTCCTGCAATTGTGGATAATACAATGACCGGTAATGTGATAGAGGTATTCAGTCTATTGAACTTCTTTTCCGATTGTGCGTGGAGCCAGGTGAAACACTCCGCCCTCTCGCCCTCATCCGATATGATTCTTTCCAAATGTACGTTCCAAGTTATGTCTCT